TCTCTGGTTGAAGTTCCTGAAAGAGTGACTCATCTATCTTGGAAATATAGTTCTGAATTTGTTCCGGTGTAGCATGAAGCCTTTTTAGTTTCTTAGAGGCCATAGTGCGAGCTTCCTCGACCGAGTTGGCGTGAATAGTTATTTTATTGCCGTCTTGTATAATGGAAGGAACTACAGACGGCACAAAATTCTCATCCACCCGAATTCGCTGCCCGTCTTCAGTCACACCCTCCTGAAAAGCATTTGGAATAACGCCATTTTGACTACGCAGCTGGAAAAATTGCCGCGAGGACTTTATAAAATGATGATTGACAAAGTAATTATCAACATAGGTTCCGAGATTGCTGTTGCACTGTTTACAGACATTCCTTAGAATTAAAGTGGAATTTCCAAGACATTCTGGAATGATGTGTTCAACCGTCCATTGGTTTCTGCCATCGAATTCGTTATCAGTTCGACCACAGAAAATACAACGTCTCATTCGAAATCCTCCTTACTCTGCCTTGTGTCCACCAATAGTCTTGTTTCTTTCCCTCATTGTTGCACCATCCAGATAGTTCGTGCCTTTCAGTACGGCGTTCTTGCCGAACTTCTTCTTGATGCCCAGCATCACATCCTGTAATTTCTTCTCTTTTTCCAGCTTGCTTGTGTCCGTGAATAAATCAACTTGGAAGATACCTTCGTCTTTGACCACACGGTTGGCTGCGATGGTAATCCGTCGCACGGTCAGAGTCTTATCGGTTATCTGGTCGAACAGAGTAGCCGCAGCCTTGATGAGCTGACTGCCGAGGTTGGTCGGATTGTCCAGTCTTACACTACCGTGAGCGCCTTTCGGAACGGTGCGGCCGTAGTGGTCGATGTGTACTGGGCCGTGGTAGGTTCCGTTATCACAGTTCTCTCGGTCATAGCCGACATCTAGTGTGAGAGAGTCTGTGACAAGACCTTTATCCGTGAGTTGGAGGACAAGACTATCCGCCATTTCCTGTACGATGATCCGTGCCTTACTATATTCATATGGGCAGGAGAGCACCTGACCCTCACTGATGCTATTCGTGCTAGGCTTGTATGCTTTGATCTCTTTCATGCCGCAGAGCTCCAGACCCCAAGCGTGGTCGATAAGGAGTTCAGTATCGACACCGAACTCCTTATATAAGATGTCCTGGTAGTTCAGGCTGTATCGTGCAAGTTCACCCATCGTGCGGATGCCGTGTTTCTCCAGCTTCTTTGCTGTTCAGGGACCGGTCATCCAGAAGTCGGTGAGTGGTTTGTGATCCCAGAGCAAGTAGCGGAAAGAATCTTCATCCAGTTCAGCAATACGCACACCATCTGCATCGGGAGCGGCGTGCTTGGCAGTGATATCCATCGCCAGCTTTGCTAGATACAAGTTGGTGCCAATCCCGCCAGTGGCTGTGATTCCGGTCGTATACAGCACTTCCCGGATCATCGTTTTTACAAGGTCGTGTGCTGACATGTGATAGTGGGACAGGTAAGATGTAAGATCGAAAAATCACTCATCAATAGAGTAAACCACAATATCTTCCGGGGCAATGTATTTTAGATAGATGCCGTAGATCTGGCGAGATACCTTTTCATAGTGCGCCATCCGAGGAGGCGCGATAAGATAATCGACTGCAATGGACGAGTCAGAGGAGAGAGTGGTGGAGTCATAGGAAGAAGATGCAAAGGTGGGGATGCCATCCTTATACACGGCTTTCCTTAATCGTACTGCCTCTCTCAACCGTTGTGCGTTGACCTCCTTGACCTTCTGCACGACCTCGAACAGCCGAGCGCGACCGGGGATGCCGTATGCTTTGAGGGAAGGGGACACAGCCAGACAGATGGTCTTCTCTGTACGGCTTGCATCAGCTACGACCAGATTCGTGGTGAGAGGGTCGAGGTGACGGGCGCAGCATTCCGCACTCGCGTAATAGCTTTTAAGATCTATGCAAGAAAATGAGCGGTGTTGCGACACTTTGCAAACCTCCCATCTGTGATTCTTACTTTATTTTTTGTCAATTTCCTCTTGCAGCACCTCGCTGCATAGGCCAACACACTCATTGCAGATACAGACATCATCCGAAGCAACAATCATCTTCTCAACTTCATTACTGGACTTGCCGCAGAAGCTGCATTTGATTTCTTCAGCTTCAGTGTAAGGCTCGATTCGCTGCTTGCTCAGTTCCCAGTTTACCTGCCTATCGGCAAAGTTGAGTGATGCTATAGCCTTATGAATCCGAACCAGATTCTTGAGGTACTTTCCGACACGGTTCTGTTCGATTTCCGGTAGGCTGTTGTAGTCGGAAAGTAGGGCGTCAGTTGTTTTATACACTGGTGTCATCGTACTGATTCTCCAACTCGATAGTGGCAATAATCTGAATTTTAATATCCCGAAGTTTCTTGATGTGCCTTCCGAGTTCTAACAGGAAGTTTTCATCAACTTCCCAGAAGCGTTCCTTTTGTACTTGGTACTTTAATAATTTATGTAACTCCCGCATAGCAGGCTGAAATTCTTCAAATTCAATATCAGAAATCCTTGTCGGGTCCATCGAAGCATCCGGAACATCTGGAATTTCAAAACCATCGATGGTATCAGGTATAAGCTCTCCGGCTTCAGCCGCTTTTTCGAACAGGACAATTACATCGCGCATGAGAAGGTTGGCAAAATAATGAGTGAGAGCATATTCGTCTACCAAATCATCAGGAGAAAATGCCGCATCAAGCATTGAATCGAGATAAAGTATAATGGGAAGATAGGCGCTAGAACGCCATTCAATTGGCTGAGAAGTGTCGAATTGCTGTGCATCATATTCTCCGGAAACATACTGTGAGATTGCCTCAGCAATAAATTCCTGCCAGAACCAGTACCCATCTTGTTTGAGTTGTGTGATAGTGGTATTGACACCGCGAAGGCGATCACTGAGCGTGACAGCATCAAGAAGATTCAGATTACTATAGCGGCGCAAATCATCTGGTTCAGTGTTTCTAGTATACCAATGCCCAAGTTCGTGCCAGAGAAACCAGTAAAAGGACTGTTTATCGTTATCCGGCAGTAAGTTCTGACGAATCAAGATTGCGCTGTTCTTTTCTCCGTGAATATGGCTGACGCCATCAACGAGGGATTAAAAGAATATGCGACCCTTGCCTCCACCGAAGTCAAGAAGGCAGTCCGCAAATCTGCCAAAACGGTCAAAGACCAGATCTCGGCCAATGCACCGTCCAGGACGGGCGCGTACAAGGGAAGCTGGGTGGCGACCAAACAGTCCGAATCCAGCCAGAGCCTTCAGATGGTGGTGCATTCCAAGAACCGCTACCAGCTGGCACATCTGTTGGAAAAGGGACATGCCAAGCGCGGCGGCGGCCGTGTGGCAGGAAGACCGCATATTGCCCCGGCTGAACAAGCAGGTATCGAGCAGCTCCAGTCCCTCATCGAAAAGGCACTAAAGTGAGGAGAAACCAATGACCCACGAAGAAGTAAAAGCTCTGGTGGAGGAGATGGGGCTTCCTTATGCGTATGACCATTTCGCAGAAGGGGAGAGCCCTGATCCACCGTTTATCTGCTTCCTGTATCCGAAAGCCGAGAATTTCGGTGCGGATAACCTTGTGTATCACCACTTCAACCGGCTGGACATCGAGGTGTACACCGATTACAAAGACCCGGATATGGAAGCAACTATTGAAGAAGTCCTGACTTTGCATGAACTCTATTATGAGAAAAGTGAGGTCTGGATCGAAACCGAAAAGATGTATGAAGTCCTGTATGAGCTGACTGTGTGATGCTCATGCAGGATATTTTTATGGGAGGAACACTATGTCGAAGAAAAGCAATAAGGTCAAATTTGGCCTGAAAAACTGCCATTATGCCAAGGCGACCTTTGACGAAGATGGCAGCGTCACCTACGCAAAGCCGGTCCGCATCCCTGGTGCAGTCAGTCTTTCTATGGATGCCAATGGCGAGATCGAGCCGTTCTATGCGGACAATATCGCCTACTATGTCGTGAATAACAACTCCGGCTATGAGGGGGATCTGGAAATCGCGCTGATCCCGGAGAGCTTCCTCACGGACATCATGCACGAGGAGCTGGATGGCAACGGTGTGCTTGCGGAAAACGCCAATGTGGAACTGGAGCATTTCGCATTCCTGTTCGAGTTTGATGGCGATCAGCGTCACATCCGTCATGTGCTGTACAACTGTGTGGCAAGCCGTCCGTCCATCGAGGGTGAGACCAATGAGGACAGCAAGGAAGTCAAGACGGACACCCTGAACCTGCAGGCAACCCCTCTGGCAAACGGTTATGTCAAGGCAAAGACCGGCACCAACACCACCGATGATGTCTATAACAAATGGTACGATGCGGTCTACGAGCCGCAGGCAGAAGCTGTGGACACCGAAGACACCAGTCACACCGAGGAGCCGCAGGGCTAAGTGACCGACACACACTGCAGGGCTTCGGCTCTGCTTACATTATTATAAAGAGGTATACGATTATGAAGAAGATTTTTCCTTTGTTCGCAGTGATCATCGTTCTGGTGCTGGCTGTCTGCTCGTTCCACATCATCCCCACCGGTTACACGGGCGTGAAGACCAGCTTCGGTCAGATCCAGAAAACCACCATTCAGAGCGGCAAGCTCAACTTCTGCATTCCCTTTGTGCAGAGCATCCACAAGGTCAACAACAAGCAGCAGGATAAGCACATCGAAGCGCAGGTCTGGGGCGAAGCCTCCGACAAGACCCCTGTGTATGCTGCTGATGTGATCGTGACCTTATCAGGTGCTTCCTGAGAAGAGTGCATGGCTGTATGCGAATGTGTCCGACATCAAGAATCTGGTTGGTGATGAGCTGGTGGCATCTGCCATCAAGTCTGCGATGGCTGAACTTGGCCCCAATGAGGTGACAAACCGCACCAAGATTGAGCCTCTGGCACAACAGAAGCTGGCAGAATCCCTTGTGCAGAAATATGGTGAGGACGTTGTGTTTGTGAACAAGGTCGTCATCAACGACATGAATTTCGAGGATGCTTATAACGAAGCCATCCAGCAGAAGTCCATTGCACAGCAGAATGCAGATAAGCAGAAGATCGAGAATGAAGCCGCCATTGCCAAGGCAGAAGCGGATAAGCAGGTGGCAATCACCAATGCAGAGGCGGAAGCCCAGAAGACTTCCATTGCCGCAGAAGCACAGGCAGAGGCAAACCGCAAACTGGCAGAAAGCCTGTCCGATACGCTGATCGAGTACCAGAAGATCCAGAAGTGGGATGGTAAGCTGCCTACTGTGAGCGGCGGTAATGCACTGGTGAGCATTGACCCGGCAGAGTAAGAAACACGATATACGGCAGGGCTTCGGCTCTGCCAATTTTACATGAAATTTTGGAGGATTACGATTATGGCAGTTACGAAGAAAATCGAGATCGATGGCAAGGAAGTCACTTTTAAGGCAAGTGCCGCCGTGCCGCGCCTGTACCGCAACAAGTTTGGCCGTGACATTTATAAAGACCTGCGCCAGCTGGAAAAGAGCGTGGGGGAGAACGATGAGGACAATTCCAACCTCGACCTGTTCAGTCTGGAGATGTTCGAGGACCTGGCATGGCTGATGGCTCGTCATGCGGACCCGGCAAAGGTGCCGGACAGCCCGGAGGAGTTTCTGGACCAGTTCAACACCTTCTCCATCTACCAGATCCTGCCCCAGCTGATCGAACTGTGGGGTCTGAACGTGCAGACGGAGGTGGAATCCAGAAAAAACCTCGAAAAAGTGAGCGGGAAATGACCACCCCGCTCTTTCTGCTGCGCTGTGTACAGCTCGGTATCAGCATCGCCGACCTCGACCTGCTGACCATCGGGTTGGTCAATGATATATTTACGGAGCGGCAGAACGACGAGTATCCGTATAAGGAACTGGCATCGCAGGAGGACTTTGACCGGTTCTAAGGCGAAAAAACAGACGAACGTGCTTATATCGCAAATGAAATAAGCACGTTCGTCGAGTGAGCGTAAAGAAAAATCCCGCTCAGCCGTTGATGACTGGGCGGGAAAGTCTTTATCGTTTGTATTGAGTCAGTTTCATCCAATTACTTGGAAAGCCAAGCTTATCATACAGTTGCTGCTGCGTGAGTCGGGAGCTTTCTTTTTGATATGTGCGAATGAGGCTAACAAGGCTTTTTTTGAATTTCTTAAAGCTATCGTCAGAGAGAAGATAGCGGAAGGCTATAACTAAAGCGAAATAATCTCGTTTTCCCTGAGTGTACTGTGTTCCAGTTTTGGGAATATTGAGTTTGCGATGAAGATTGGTGTCCGGAATATCACGGCGAGAAGAGAAACAATAAAGACACTCATTGTGTGCGCATACGTTTCTGTAAAAGGTTAAACATCTTAAGAACTGTTCCAGTTCCTTTTCGTTTACATGAGGATATTCTTGGGCAACAGCACTTTGCAGGGAGAAGGGCAAAAGCGAATACATTTTAGATATTTGCCCAAAAGTCAATGCATTCACAGCAACCCAAAGCGGAACATTTTGATGTGCATTTCGCTGATGGACGAGATACGAATGATCTGTATCTCGAATGGCTATTTTACTGAGAATATTCGTTAACACTGCGATATCGCGAGCATATTTCGGCTCAGAACGGTAGCTTGCAGTTGATATGTAGTGAGTTTGACTATCCCCGTGATGCTGACAAAAACAATAGGAAATAACCTGACGAATTTTCATTTCTACTTCGCACAGGTATTTAAAAGTAAGTTCTCGGAGTTCTCTGTCAAA